ATTAGGGGTTGCTGGATCATACGCTGGAGGTATAATAACATATCTGCTGGGAATGACACCGCTCCAACCAGCAGGATTATTTATGGGTGTTGCCGGAGCAGTGGCATCTTTAGTATTTTATAAAAAATTACTTGAAAAATAAGTTTAGTGTAATATAATATATTCATATTAAGGATATATTATGGCTATTTACTATATAAATGATCCACAATAAGGTATTGGGGTATTCTACTAATATAAGGAGTAGAATTATGGCCATATGGTATATTGATGATCCATATATCGAAGATGATTTTATAGTAAGTCCTGAAATTCAGGAGTATCTTGATGATGGATTTGTATTACCTGAAATTCCATTTACTATTACTAATAATCAATCAGTAAATGATTGGGGGTATATTCAGGATCCAATAGCTTATAAACAAACTGTTGGTTCGCCATACAGCATAATTCATGTTAAGCCCACTAGTAGTTGGTCAAAAACACTACCTAATGAATTATTACAAAATAGTAAAATCATCTTTACAAATAATATTAATACTAATTATAAAAAATATCAAAACTGTATTGATTTAGCAGATCAATTGCAAGAGACAATTGATGAAAATGGGTATGCATCAGTGATCGATAACTCCGCACCCACGACTGTTAATCATTTCGTACCAAACTATATACATATTATTCATGACTGTGATGGAACTAATTGATTATGGCAAAATTAAAACCCAATCAATTTATCAGCGATGAAGTTCAAAATATTTATATAAATGGAACATTCTATAATAATTATCAAATTATAAAAGATATATCATCCACGAATAGCGTTGCGGTTATTTTAAATATAAATAATGATGATAATGATGCACTATCTTGTTTTAATGATAATAACTAACAACTATGCTATGCTGTTAAAGATCTATTATCATCAAAATTTTTTATAGATTATCCTACTTTAATCTCCGGAGGCTCATCTGCCACATCATTGAGTTTTGATTGTGCATTTTTAGGTATTAATAATTATAATGTTAATGTAACAATTGATAGAACTTATATTAATAATATTTTAGCTTTAACTATTACATATGAATTATATACTGGCGAAATGGTTGGCGATCCATATTTAACATTAGTGGGTAAGATGGTTTGTAACAATGATTTATTAGAAACAACAATTGGCAAGTTACCATCTGTAGATGTTGATGTGTCACTATATGCTTTGCCAATCCAAGTCACATCTATAACATACTCATCCCCAGAGCATAATCTAATAGAACTAAATAAAGATAAATGCGTTATAATAATTGCTAGAACTTTTGAAAAATTTGTTGACAATACATTATGTGTAGAAATACCACCAACCATAGCATTATCATTTAATGATATTCAAATCTCTGATTGCGAAATAGATCAAAGCGTTAAAAATGCTTTCAATATATTTTTTGATACACAAGCTGTTTATCCTATAAAAAGCTCAAATTATACTATTGATGAATATGGATATCAAACTGGATTAACAGCAGAATATTCTGTATCTATTGATTTATTCTTATTCACCGTGTTACTAGAATATAATGATGGCGAAATTAATTTAACTATTAAAATGATTCAAAACAATGAAATAATATGCTCTATAGTCTTTGTCAAATCATTACCAAATATAGACGATATATTTACTGAAAAATTAGTATTTACTAATCCAACTATTACAGTAATGGATTGTGATAATTTAGATACAGGCATTATTACTTCAACCTCATTTTATCCTGGATATACTACCACACCAGATTTATCTGCTAAATTTGATTATATATTCTTTAATACATCAACTGGCGATAGTTTTATTGTGAAAAATGTTGGCTTAAAGGGTAATAAGCTATCACTACACTCAAGAGTAGATGGTGCTCTTAATAAAATTGATGATTATGTTAGTTTTAGTGGTGATTTACAAATCAATTGCGCTATAGTTAATCCTATGGTTGATAGTTATCAGTATTGGAATGATGAACAATATGGAAAATTTAGTGAAACTACAATGAATATATTATCTATAAATAATTGGCCCGTATATGATCTTGATGTTAATCAAATAAATATCCAACTCGGCTGCATAACTCCATAAAGGGATCAAATATGTCTGATATTAATGATGCTTGGTGTCGAGATAATAGTCAAAATAAATTAATTCTTTTATTTGATTGGCCAGGAATTAATCCGGCACAGCATCAAATAGTACCATCTCCAACAATAAGAGTATCCCATTTGCCATATTATTATAATTCAGAGAAGTTTGGCTTTGGAGGACCAAAGGCTGCTATAGAAGGTATTAAAAAAAGTTGGGGTTGTCATGATAAAACAGAAAATGAAAAAAAAGCAGAAATGCCACCGGATCCTAAAAAAACTCGTAATTGTAGTATTGCGTATGCTGGTGGAGTTTGGGGTAGTACTCTTTACGATCCAACTGTACGTTGCAAATAAAAGATCAAGGAATAATTTATTATGTCACATCATTTAATTTTCGTAAATGGACATTGGGCTTTACCTTCCTATACAGATTATGGGATCAAAGATGTTGGTCAATGGAAAGGTTGTAGAAATCCTGGAATCTGGCCCCCAATATTAATATGTTCTCCAAGAACATCAGATTCATCAAACAATCAACCTAAATCAATACCAATAAATACTGCACAGTCTAAAGATAGGGTGGTATTTATTAATCGTGGTGGTTTATTTGGCTTGGGTTCAGGTGTTGGTCCCGGAACCAGAATATTTAATCGAAATGGTTTTGTAACAAGAAGCCGTAGAGGAAATCCAGTATATACTGCCAATTATTTTTTTGGCCCACCCATTACACGTTATGGATAATAAATATGCCAGAACCAATAGTTAAAGAATGGATTATTACTGATGCTAGATATCCTGGTTTATTTAGATTGTGTTGAGGCCCAGTTCATATTATAAATTTTTAACTTAACAATCGACCTGTTGACAAATCCTCAGCGTTTGATACAATACTTATATGAGCATAAGACCATCGTGGATAGATTATTTTTTAGGTTTAGCTACTGTTGTATCTCAACGTAGTCATGATATTCAAACCAAACACGGCTGTGTGATTGCCGACAGGAATAATAGAATCTTAGGTGTTGGCTATAATGGTTTTCCTCGTGGATTACTAGACGAGAATCTACCAAATACTAGACCAGATAAATATCCGTGGATGATTCATGCTGAGAGAAATGCTCTTTCTAATTGTGTTGTTAGACCAGATAATGGTGTTGCATATGTAACTGGTCAATGTTGTAACGATTGCATAATGGCTTTATGGCAAGAGGGGGTCACAAAAGTAATTATGTCTGATGATCATGGTACACATTTATTTGATAGTGAAGCTCAAAAAAGATTTGATATATTTATAAAAATGACCGGCATGGATATAGAATATATTAAACCAGATCTTTCATGGATTACAAAAATGAGAGGTGTATTAAATGATAATTAGTTTTTATATATGTTTAATGTTTTATTTATATTCTATAATTTTCACCACTGATCACAACTCAATAATGAATGCTTTTTCTTTTACTGTTGTGACAGGATTACTTGTTCTAATCAATAGGAGATGAGATGTCTGCTCTTCAAGAATTACAAAACTATACATTTGTTAGTAAATATGCTCGTTGGCTAGAGGATAAGAACCGTCGTGAAACGTGGAAAGAGGCGGTTGAACGAGTAAAAAATATGATGCATACCAAGTATAGTGAATTTGGTATAGCAGATGATATTGATTGGGCTTATGATGTAATGTATAAGAAGCGTGTTCTTGGTAGTCAAAGAGCATTACAGTTTGGTGGCGAACCAATATTAAAGCGTCATGCTAAAATTTATAACTGCACAGCAAGTTATTGTGATCGACTAAGATTCTTTCAAGAATGTTTCTGGCTATTACTATGTGGTAGCGGCACAGGATTTAGTGTGCAAAAGCACCATATATCTAAACTACCATCATTAGAACACGATGTGGAAGATGGTAAAGGACGAGTATATTTAGTTGAAGATAGTATTGAGGGTTGGGCTAATAGTCTTGGTGTTCTATTGAGTAGTTATTTTAATAAACCGGTTGAAGAATTCAAAGACTGGAAAAATACTCATGTTATATTTGACTTTTCACAAATTCGTCCAAAGGGATCATCGTTAGCCAGTGGTGTTGGCAAAGCCCCAGGATATGAGCCACTAGCAAATGGTTTAGAAAAAATACGAGCACTACTTGATCGTTGTATTAATAATGGTCAAAAGAAACTAAGACCCATTGATGCTTATGATATTGTGATGCACAGTAGCGATGCTGTATTAAGTGGTGGTGTTAGAAGAAGTGCCTCATTAGCGTTGTTTAGTCCTAATGATGAAGAAATGGCCAAAGCCAAAACTGGCAATTGGTATATTGATAATCCACAACGAGCACGAAGTAATAACTCAGCCCTCTTGCTAAAAAGTGAAACAGAGTTTGAAGAATTTAAGGTTTTAATGGAGAGTGTTAAGGAGTTTGGTGAGCCAGGATTTATTTGGAGCGAATCCACAGAAATGATTTTTAATCCTTGTGTGGAAATTGGCATGTGGCCTGTTGATGAAGAAAGCGGTAAAAGTGGGTGGCAAGGCTGCAATCTATCAACCATCAACTGCTCTAGCGTAACCGATGAAGATGATTTTTATGAAAGATGCAGAGCAGCAGCAATTATTGGCACTCTACAAGCTGGTTTTACTAAATTAGAATATCTTGGTGAAATTAGCCAAAAGATTTTTGAAAGAGAAGCCTTGCTTGGCGTTTCTTTAACAGGCACAATGGAAAAGCACGAACTTGTATTGACCGAAAAGGTTTTAACAAGGGGTGCTAAGATTGCTGTGGAAACAAACAAGGAATTGGCCAAAAAGATTAAAATTAATCAAGCGGCCAGAGTAACCTGTTTAAAGCCAGAAGGCACCAGCAGTAGTATGCTTGGAACCAGTTCTGGTATTCATCCTCATCACGCTAAACGCTATATACGCCATGTACAGGCAAATGTTTTAGAAGCACCATACCAGCACTTTAAGAAATTAAACCCACAAGCGTGTGAGAAGTCTAGTTGGTCAGCCAACAACACAGACGAAGTGGTAAAGTTCCCAATTGAGGTTCCAGACGGAGCCAAATTAAAGAACCAATTGCCAGCAGTCGATATGCTTAAAGTGGTCAAAGAAACTCAAAAGAACTGGGTTCATTCTGGTAAAAATCGATCATTATGCACCCAAGATTATTTGAGTCATAATGTTAGCAATACTGTTACGGTCAAACCAGATGAATGGGAAGATGTTACCAAATTTATTTATGATAATCGTAAATATTTTGCTGGTATTAGTCTTATTCCCCAAAGTGGAGATAAAGATTATCCTCAAGCACCATTCACAACTGTTTATACAAGCAGAGAAATTGTTAAAGAATATGGTGATGCGGCATTATGGTGTTCTGGTTTGATCGAATTAGGCTTAAATGCTTTTAATAATAATTTGTGGGCCGCTTGTGATTATGTTAGTATGAATCAAGCAAAAGAGAATGATAGTCAGGATAGGTTATTATTTGTGACTAAAATGAAAAATTTTGCTGGTAAATATTTCAATAGTGACCTTAAACGTCTAACATATTGCATGAAAGATGTTTATAATTGGAAGATCTATTGTGATCTATTTAATAGTTTCAAGAAGGTTGATTATACGCAACTATCAGAGACTGAGGACAATACAGTAGGAATTGAAGAAATTAGTTGCGCCGGTGGTGCTTGTCTAATTTAACAACTCCTATTGTAAAGGGTAAAACTTGAGAAAAAATTCTAAGAACTCTAAAAATAAATCTAAAATTATTGACGCTACTCAAGAATTGGTTGTACATCAGCTTTATCGTAATAGATTAAAGCCAAGAAGTGAAAACCAAAAAGAATATATTAGAACTATAGCAGAAAGTACTATTATTTTTTGCCAAGGTTTGGCCGGTAGTGGTAAGACGCATATTGCCATAGGAATGGCTTTAGAATACTTATTAGAAAATAAAGTTAATAGAATTATTATTACAAGGCCGGTATTAGAGGCTGGTGAAAAAATTGGTTATTTGCCCGGTACAGCAGAAGAGAAACTACATCCTTATTTATTACCTATTATTGATGAAATTAATTATTTTATTTCTCATGCCCAGTACGCTAGTTTGAAATTAAATAATAAGATAGAGGTTGTGCCACTAGGATTGATGAGAGGTCGTAATTTTCATAATTGTTTTATTGTGGCAGATGAGTGTCAAAATGCTTCGTATGAGCAGTTAAAAATGCTATTGACAAGAGTTGGAACACAAAGTAAATTAGTATTGACAGGAGATATCGGCCAATCTGACTTAAGCAGACATTTACAGGGTGGTTTTATAGATTTAATAAATGCTTTAGACGGAGTGGAAGGTATTGGTAATTCTAAATTAGAATCATCAGATATTGTAAGAAACCCAATTATTGCTAAAATTTTATCACGACTAGATTCTTACGAAAATGGAAACCAAAAATAAACAGTGTTTGTTACTAAATTCAGATTATTCTCCACTTTCTATTATATCATGGAAAAGGTCTTTAATATGGTTGGTTAAATATGAAGACAACCCAAGATATGGTATAGAAATTATTGATTTCTTTAAAAATGATTTTATCAATGGAACCAATAATAAAAAATATCCTATTCCAGCAGTAGCTAAAACTCAAAGATTTTTTAGAATAAATAATCAACCTATAACATTTTCTAGAAAAAATATATACATTAGAGATAATTATACGTGTCAATATTGCGGCAATTCTTTTGATATTAAAAATTTAACTTATGATCATGTTATTCCTAAAAGTAAATGGAAAAATTCAATATCTTCATTAACATCATGGACTAATATTGTTACAGCCTGTGTTGATTGCAATAGAAGAAAGGGAAACAAAACCCCAACACAGGCCAATATGCCTTTAAAAACATTTCCTTCTATACCAACCAATAAACATATAAGATACTTGCCGGTGATATCTCGCTTATCTACTATAAAAGAGAACATTCCAGAAGAGTGGAAAATTTATTTACCAGAATCATATTTCTAATGCCAACTTATTCATATTCATGCGATAATTGTAGTTCTAATTTTGAACTATTTTTTTATATCAAAGATTATATCGAACATCCAAAATGTACGGTTTGTAAAAGCAAAAAGACTAATAGAGACTATAATAAAGACGCTCTTACGCAGAGTGCTTCTGTAAGGAAATTGGATTGTGAACTTAAAACTATAGGTGATTTGGCTCAAAGAAATTCTGATAGAATGAGCGATGACGAGAAAGCCAGCTTATATTTAAAACACAACGCATATAAACTAGAGGATAATCAAAAAGAATTACCTTCTGGAATGTCTAGAATGAAAAAACCCCCAAAACCAAAATGGCCTGGATCTAATAATCAACAAATAAAAAAGAGAAGAAAACCAAATGGATAATATATTTAAAATTAATAATAAAACAGATGATGTACTAGATTATGTATATTATACAACTCTGGGAGATCATGAAACGATTGATGATGACGGCAATCCCAGAATAGGTAATAAAGAAAACTGTCTTGCTTATATAAGACAAAACGACAAAGATAAGCAATACTATATCAAAGTTGGTACATATGGCAAAATATATAATCCAATAGGATTGTTCTCTGAAGGTAAGTCGAAAAAATTCTTATCAAAAATTGGAAAGAACGAGTATACATTTAGTAAGGTTAATCAGAAGGTTTTTGATATGTATGTAAATTTCTTAAGAACAAAAAATATAGCATGGCTAAACAATGCAGAAAGGGAACTAGCATGAAGAAAAACGAAAAAACGATTAATAACTATGCGGTTTATTATTTATCTGATAAGAATAAATCTATAAAAGAAATTTCTGAAGAACTTGGATTGACTTCCAAGATGGTGAGTGATATAATTTCTTCTAGGGAAGTTGAAAAAAATTCTGAGATAAATACCACATCTTCAAAGGTCACTAGTAAGGATTTAATGATCAGAGAAACATCAAATAAGAAAACCAAATCTGTTGCAATTATGACAAAATCTGCATCAGAAGTTAATGATTCTTTTAGACAAAAGATTAATAATACCACATCTAGGACTAGCAGAGATGCTATACATAGACCAAATAACAAATGAAATATATTTCAAAATACTCCAATGGTAAACACGTATCATGTGCTCAATATATAACAGAAATTATTTGTGAAAATAAAGCTAAGAAAGAAAAAAAGGACCTACATTATAGATTTTGGACTAATAAAGAATGGTCTGCATACTACAGGAATCAAATTGCCACTGCTAATCAATTGCTTTTAAAATATGATGAACAAGCGATAATTAGGGCAATAAAAGCTAAAGAAGCAGAGAAAATTTATTCTTTGCGTGCTCCTCATCTTATTCCTATCATAGAAAAAGAAGAGAAAGCTTTGGCATTAGAAAATAAAAATTTATCTAAAGAATTTGATCGATCAGAAAATAAAGTTTATAACACAAAAAACTTAAAAAATAAATCCATATTATCCAAATTAAAGGAATTAGAATGAGTTTAAAAGAGGATATCACTAAGCAATTTGGCTCTGATATTATTTTGAATGGTAATGCGGTGGTTGATAAGACAACATTAACAATTCCAATTAGTCCGTCTTTAGATATTGTTTTAAATGGTGGAATTCCGGAGGGTAGTTTTGTTGTGTTGACAGGGCAACCTAAATGTGGTAAAACG